AAAAATAAAATCTAAAAAATAATGGCTCAATCAAAACCAGTAGTAACAGCAAACATATTATCAGCTAGACAAAATCAAGGAGTTGATGAAAGATCTATCCTTGTTATAGGGCAGTTAATCAATGGCACTGCTTCAAGTGGTGAATTGATTGAAGATTTAATTAGTGAAACACAATTTAATAATGCTTTCGGAAGAAAATCGCACATTGCTAAAGCAGGACGAGGATTGATAAACAAGTTATCAATTTCAAGAATAAAACCAAAAGTAGACGCTATAGGTTTGGCAGATAATGGTACGGCAGTTGATGCAACTGGTTCAGTTGCTTTTTCTGGAACTGCAACAGAGGCAGGAACTATTACAGTTTACATTGATTCGATTAAAAATGGTAAATACGAGCTAGCGGTTGCAAGTGGAGATACAGCAGACAGCATTGGCGCATCTTTAGAGGCTAAAATTACAGCTAATTTAGATAGCCCTGTCAGCGGATCAAATACCACTGGTACAGTTACCATAACAGCTTTAAATGGTGGTACGGAGGGCAATGATATTGATATTAAATATAATGGAGTTGTTGCAGGAATAACAACTACTTTATCTGCCATGTCTGGAGGAGCTACTAACCCAGTATTGACCACTTTATTTGATGTAGTAGCAGATAAAAGATATACAACTATTGTTTATCCTGCATCTTATGGAACAGCGACATTGACAGACTTCTTAGAGCCTAGATTTAATGTTGATGATAATATCCTAGATGGTGCTGGTATAGTTTCAAAAAAAGATACTTATGCCAACTTAAACACAACTTTAGACGCTTTAAATTTAAAAACTTTGATTTATAGACCTAATAAATTAAATTCTGATTCTGATTATAAGGGTGGTGGTATTTTTGAAAGCTCAATAGTTATAGCTTCTAGATTAGCAGGAGCAAGAGAATTGAGATTAACGACGGGGTCAAATACTTCTTCAATAGTTACTAACGGTCAAGCAACTGGCGGCTCGTTCTTCTCTTCAATTCCTTATGCAAATACTCCTGATATTGGTTTACCAGTAATTCCAACAGGAAAAGACTTTACAAATGCTGAATCTTTAGAATTAAAAAATAGTGGTGGATTTTTAGCTAGAAATAATCCTAGTAATACAGTTTTAATTGATGGTGAAGCAGTAACGACTTACAAGACTGATATTTTAGGTAATTCAGATAATACTTTTAAATTTTTAAATTTTGTAGATACTCTTTCTATTACTAGAGAATATATTTTTAATAATGCAAAGTCAGATTTTGCACAAAGAGTATTAACTACTGGCAATATTCAATCTGGATCAGCTCAAGTAAATGCTCAATTAATTATAACTACTTTTATGGGTTATTATGCTAATTTAAGTGGCTCAAACGGCAATACAAATTACTTAACGCTTATAAATAGCGAAGAGGCTAGAAAGTCCTATAAAGAAGAAATAGAAAACAGTATTAAAATAAACTTATCAACTGGAACTGTAACTATAGATCAAATAGCTAATATAGTTTCTCAATTAAGAAATATAATAATTAATATAACACCAACTTTTGAATAATGGCAAATAATAAAATACAAGTAGCAATTAACGGTAATGTAGTAGCTTATGAAGGTAATATTACATATTCGTTAGGTAAAAATACAACAGTTTTTAATCCTCAAACAAATGGTAAATTATTAAAAACAGTTGATATATCAAGTGCCATTGGTTCGGTTACAATACCAGTAAGATGCACCCCTGAAAATGTAGAATTATTTAGAAGTTTTGAATCTCAAGAAAATGTAATTCAAGTAGGCGATATTTCTTTTTCTGGAATGGAGTATGAGATTTTTCCTGATATTCAAGATTTAGAAGTTATTGATTTTGTTTTTAAAGGTAATCCAGCAGTATAATGGAAGATTTATTTGAGTTTAAATTATCACAGTCAATAAATACCTCTATTGGCAATGAATTAAAAGATATTGATACTCTTTATTTAAAATGTTTTAATATTGCAGATCATAGAAATATTACAGTAATACTAAGAAATGAATTGAATATTTTAGTTAAAAAATCTGATGCAATAATAATATCTAGTTTGGGAAAAGAAATTTTAGAAAATATAGATAACTTACCAGATGATACTAAGCAAGATTCTGTAAAACCTGATATATCAGAATTTATACTAGATAAATTAGTTAGTGTCGAAGGTAAAACGGCAGAGTTATTTCGCAATAAATTTATTGAGTTTTTTAAAATGAAAATTTTATTTAAAGATGAACTTTTAACTCAATCAGCTAATGACATAGATATTTCTAAAATATCAATAGAAGACATTGAAGAACTAATAGCAAAATATATAGAGGTTTTTTTTCTGCCTTTATGGAAGAACCGTCTAAAATGGCTGAAACAATTTGGTTAATAGCTTATAGATATAAAGGCGGGGTATCGGTTCAGTGGCTAGAATCACAGCCTATTAGCTATGTTTTTAGATTATTGAATAATCTTAATAAAATAGTTAAAAACGATAATGCGGTATAGATATGAGTTTTAAAACAAGCTATATATACGATATAGTAAACAGAATAAGCCCAGAAATAAAAAGAATTAAAAACGATATAAAAGATAGTAGCAGAGATATAGCTAAATCAACCAAGAATATGTCCAGATCATTCGGGGGATTTAAAAAAAGCATCCAAAGAGCTAGAGTATCACTTAAAAAATTAAGAAGAGATACCAAAAGATTTGCAAATGAAAATAAAGGAAAAATAAAAGCTGGTATAGTGGCGGGAGCAGTAGCAGCCTCAACCTCATTCGGCATCATGGAGAAAGGTTTAGTAAATGTATTAAATCTATTAAATAAAGATGACGCATTAAAATTCGCAAAAAAACTAGAATTACTACAAAAAGAGGCGGTTTTAGCGGGATTCACTATGGAAGACACTAACCAAGGTTTATTTAATCTTATTTCATCAGTTGGAGTAGGTAGTAACACACTAGAAACTTTTGCAAAGGCTCAAATATTAGCTAAAGGCGGTGCCTCTGACCTCGGTAGTGTAATTAACGGTCTTGGTAAAGTCTTGAACTCATTCGGAAAAGATACAGCTAATGTAGATGAGATTGTAAACTCATTTTTTACAGCTCAAAAATTTGGTACAACTGATGTAGGAAAATTAGCGGCAAACATAGGAACGGTTAGTGGTTCGGCTAAGGTGTTGGGATTAGATATAAAAGACACTTTATCAATATTAGCTATATTGGCTAATACACTAAAAAGTACAGAACAAGCCTCCACCTCATTTACTGCCTTAATGACTTCTTTATCTAATCCACCTAAAGAATCAGAAAAATTACTAAAACAAATAGGAATTACAACAGGAGCTACAGCAATTAAAGCTAAAGGATTTGTTAATGTATTAGAGGAGGTTATGTTTGCCTCCAAAAAATACCCTGATATAATCGGAAAAGCCATAACCTCGGAAGAAGCTAGAAAAACCGCTTTAAATCTAAGTAGTGAATCAATACAAACAATAAGAAAATCGATTAAACAAATTTCAGAGGATACTAAGAATGGAACAGGATTACAGTCAGCCTATAACGATGTATTAGATACTCAAGCAGACACTTGGGCGAGGTTAAAAGGGTCTGTTAAGGTCTTCGGGTCAACATTGGGCGGCGTGGTATCGACTCCATTAAAAGCTACATTAGATATATTAACACAACTACTAAATGGAATTACTGCTACTACAGATGCCATTGACTCTGTAATAAAAATGGCTAAAAAATTACCAGACTCAATCGGCTCTTTTAAAGACGAGAGAAAAAAACAAGGATTAGGCTTTTTTGAAGCTGTTGGAGTAGCTGCTAAAGAATTTATTAACCAAGGTAATGATAACTTTAACAAAAATGTACAATTTATAGAAAATGCGAAAAAGGAGAAAATTCAAATAGAACTTATTAACAAAATTGAGGCTAGTAGTAATAGTACAATAAAATCAGAAATAAAATCCTCTGGAAACGCTATAGTAAATAATGTAGCTAGAAACCCCTTACTTTAATTTATGACTTTTAATATATCAAAATTACCAGAAGCGAGTTATAACGATGTGAGATTTTTGTATCAATCATCATCAATAGGAGGCGGTAGAAAGACTGTAACTCATGAATATCCAAACTCTGATATTAGATTTGTTGAAGATTTGGGGGGCTTAAGAAAAACATATAACATAGAGGCAGTTGTTGATAATAACAATAATAATAATCAGAGGGATCAGTTAATTAATGCTTTAGACTCTAAAAATATATTAGGTAAATTTGTACACCCCGAATATGGAGCAAAAAATGTGAAATTAATTAACTACACAATTAATAACTCTAAAAATCAATTAGGTATTACAACTTTTTCAATAACCTTTGAGGAGGCAGATTTACCAGTTAAGGGAGAAGTAGAAAGTAATACTGGATTTTTAAGTAATTTAAGAAATATAGCTGGGGAAAATGTATCTAATAAATTAGCTAAAGGTTGGAAAACTTTTACAACAGTCAAAGAGGGCTTTGATAAAACTAATAAAATTATAAAAGATACAGGAAGAGAAATAAAAAAAGTTGCTGGATTGGTTGCTGGTGCTGGTGACGGTATTAATGATTTTACAACCTCTATTAATGAAATTGTTAATAATTCTCAAGCGTTAGTTAATTCTCCTTCAATTCTTGCACAAAGACTAACAAACTCTTTTAATGCTTTAGAGGTTGCTTTTGATAATGCTCAAAATGTTTTTGATTCTGTAAAGAATTTAATGCAATTTAAAAATGACACAGTGCCAACTGGTAATAGTAACACAAGAGATAATATTTTAGAAAATCAAAGACTTACTAATAATTTAATTACCGTCAATAGTTTTGCCATTGCTTACAATCAAGCATCTCAAGTAGATTATAAAAATCAAAATGAGCTAAGTAATAATATTAAGATATTAGAAGATAATTTTAAAAATATATCAGGATTAGATAGAGACAGCCTCCTAGAGCTACAAAGAATAAGAATTGAATTTCAAAAAGTAATCAATGATTTATCAATATCACTACCTAAAGTATCTAACTTTGAAACTAATAAAATCCCTTTAAATGTTTTAATATATCAGCTTTATGGATCTTTAGATAAAAAAGAAGATTTAAAAGAACTAAATAAATTTAAAGATACAAGCCAGATTGAAGGAACTATTAAAATATTAAGTAATGAATAATGTAATTTTTTATGAAATTAATGGTAAAAAATACGAGGGTGTAACTTCTTTTCAAGCTACTGACTCGGTTGTTGAGTTTGGTAAGTCTTTCTTAATAACAGTTACCGTAACTAGCGAAATTACTCCAAGTTTACTAAATATATCAACTCAAGATGAAATAAAAATATTTATTGATGATAATTTAATTTTAACAGGATTCATAATAAATAAAAATATAAGTTACGATTCTTCATCTCATATAATAGCATTTGAGGGTGCAGATAAGGCGACTGATTTAATAGATAGTAATATTGTTCAAAAAAGCTATAAAATAAGAAACTTCCCTAAATTAATAAATCAAGTTTTAAAAGATAATGGCTATAATTTAAAAATTATTAATAATGTTATTAACTTGCCTTTATTAAGCGAAAAAGAAGAGATCCATACAGAAAACCAAGAAACTATAATTGATTTTTTATTTAGATACGCGCAGAAGGTGCAAGTGTTATTAACAACTAATCAAAATGGCGATATAGTAATTACTAGAGAAGATAAATTAGGTAATATAGGCAATGCCACTAATGAATTAAGCGGCACTAATAATAATATTATTTCTGCTTCTTTTAGAGACTCGACAAAAGATAGATTTAATATAGTTGAAGTTTTTTCACAAGACACAAATGAGTTTCACACAGAACAAGCATCTAATCAAAAAGGGCATGCTACTGATAATGAAATTAGGTCACCAAGAAGAAAAAGAGTTATATTTTCTAACCCAACCAAAACAAAATTTTTAAATGATTATGCTAAGTGGTTTATAAACATAAAGAAAGCCAAAGGCAAAAAGTATAATATTAAGCTTCAAGGTTATTATGGAAAAAGTTTATGGAGATCAAATAATCTAATAAAAGTAAAAGATGATTTTACTGGATTGAATGGGGAGTTTTTGATTGAGGGTGTTAGTTATTCAAAATCCATTAACGGATCATTTACAGACTTAATAATTGTTGAAAAGGGATCTTTAGGAGTCGATCCAAGTTTATCTATTTAGGCTTTTACCTTAGATTGACCAGCAGAGTTTATATTTACTGAATAAGTGCCTGCACTACTACCACTAGGGATAACAACTTCCATATTAGCATTTTCATTTAATACAAAAGAAGTAGCATCAGCCAGATCAATTTGATTTGCATTAATTGTAATATTACTATTTGCAGTAATATTAAAATTTTCCATCACCTGACTAATGTTTTGGTTAGTAGTAATTTCTATATCTCCATTCTGTCTAAATACTATTTTACTATTTTCCACAGATGGATTTTTTATTTGTAATTCACCGTCAATTAAATCTGTTGGCTCTAATGGTACATTATATGGAATACCAAAAATGTTAGTTTTACTGCCTAAAGAAGATAAAAGAATAATTTCACTTGTTTCATTTAATTTAGCTTTAGAGTAATAACCGTAAGGATACAGAATTTGTACATTATTAAGAATTTGTCCATTGAGCGTAATAACTTCCCCTTTTCCTTCTTTGGTAAATCTTTTAAGAAACCCCTTTTGAATCATGTAAATTTTTTTTATTTGACAAAGCTACTATTTTTTAGTACTTATAAAGTATAAAGAAATATTTTTTATTGTCAATATGACGCAAGATATAAAACTTTTCCAAGATGGAAATAACAACTGGGATATAAGCTTTGAAAATGGGGACTTTTCTCTAACACAAGGGTTAGATACCTCAATTTATATGAGTATATTTTGTGAAAAAAGAGCTAGTAACAATGAGGTGTCAAACTCTATTTTAAGGCGAGGGCATTTTACTAATGAATTTTCAAGAGTAGAAAATTTTGAAGTTGGGAGTAAATTATGGCTTTATATTGAGCAAGCTAGAAATACTGAACAAAATACATTTTTAATTGAAGATTCTTTGAAAGATGGATTGAGATGGTTAATAGATCAAAATATTGTTAAAGATATAAATATTTCAACTAATTTTAAAGGTTCTAAATTACAAATAAATATTGAGGTTATAGGTAAATCTCAAGAAAATACAGAAAATTATAATTTATTAATAAATACTAATTAATGCCAGTCGCAAGAGATACAATTACAGAAATAGTAGAAAGAATGGTGAGCGACTTAGTATTATCTATTAATACTGGTCAAATAGATACCTCTAAGCACATTGACCCAACTATATTAAATAGTTTTTCAAGGGGACTTGTAGAGTCTATTGCTGGTGGTATTGATAGTAATAATGATTTAACAGAGCAAGTATTACAACAAATATTTATACAAACCGCTACAAATCAATTTTTAGAAAGGTGGGGAGTTATTTTTGGTATAACTAGACAACCTGCAAGTAAAGCCGTTGGCACTTTATCATTTACAGGATTATCAGGCGGATCAATTCCAGTAAATACATTATTAACTAGATCAGATGGACAAGAATATATAACAACTTCATCAGGTACTATTTCAAGTCAAACTATAAATATTGTATCAATTACTAGAGTTGGCACAACAGCGACAGTCACTACAGTATCTAATCATAATTTAGGTACTGGTCAAATTTTAAACTCAATTCAAGGAGCTGACCAAACACAATATAATCTTTTAAATGTTACTATATCAGTTATTTCTAATAATCAATTTACTTATCAAGTAGTAGGATCACCAGTAACACCAGCAACAGGCAGTATAACAGCTACAGAAGTTTATACATTTATTCCAGTGGAAGCTGGTAATTTTGGAAGCTTACAAAATAGTGGCTCTGGATCGAGTTTTACATTAGCAAGCCCAATATCTAATGTTGATGATTCTGCTATAGTAACTTTTAATGGAATAGTTGGCGGTATTGATATTGAATCAGATGAGAACTACAGAATTAGAATTTTAGAAAGAACTGCTAATTTTACTGCACCATTTACAAAGTCAGGATTACCAATTTTTATAAAACAATTTACAACTGGCATTACTAGGATTTGGATTAAAGAAGTAACTCCAGCGGCAGGATCAACAGAGATTTATTTTGTTAGAGATAATGACACAAATATTATTCCAACTTCTCAACAATTAATAGATGTTAAAAATCTTATAATTAGTGGTAATAACTTAACTGACGGTATAAAACCTGCAAATATGTCAGATAGTGCAGTTTATTTATTAGCGCCAACTGCCGTAACCGTCGATTTTACTTTTTCCAGTCTTTCACCAAATACTGAAAATATGCAAAAAGCAATAACTAATTCATTAACTGACTTTTTTAAATCAGATCAAATTATATTAAGTCAAGATGTTTTAGAGAATGAATATAGTAATGCAATATTTAATACTTTAGATAGTAATGGTAATGTACCAACATTTACATTATTATCTCCTACAGGGGATATTTCAATAAATAATGGAGAGTTGGCAATTCTTGGTAATATAACTTATTCATGACTATATTTAACGAAATAACACAGACACAGCAAGCAAACATTTTATCTCAATATGTAAGAGATGATAGATTACACCAAGCTAAAAATAAAGACAATTCTAATTTAAGAAAAATACTATTAGGGCTAGCTAGTGAATTTGTAAGATTTAGAGATAAAGCAAATCTTATATATGATGAATATAATCCTAAAAGTACAACGGATTTTATAACAGAATGGGAAACGCAAGTAGGTATTCCTGATGACTGCTTTAGTAATACAGGAACTTTAGAAGAAAGAAGAACTAATATATTATTAAAATTAGCTGGAATAAACACAACCACAGCAGAACAATTTAAAAATATAGCTTCTATTTTAGGATATAATATTTCTGTCAGTACTGGTATTGATACTTCTGTATTTCCTTTACAACTTCCTTTCATCTTAATTGATCAAGTAGAAGCACCTTTTACAATAGTGATTACTTTACCAGCTAGTGAGCAGGCTGATGGCCTTCCTTTGGAACTGCCTTTTACTTTAACAAGTGAAGCACCAGAAATATTGCAGTGCTTGTTTAATAAAATAAAACCTGCTCACTGTAATATAATTTTTAGATATAATTAATATGACAAAATTTGATAACAAAATAAACGGCAATACTGTAAGTGCTGATGAATATAATAACATAGTTGGAGCTTCAAAGAATTTAATTGAAAATTCTGGACAAACGATTGACTCAAGTAATACCCAACTATCAAAGGCAGTTGCAAACTATGTAGCATCTGGTTCTTTTTATACTGATTCAGGTATTGCAAACGCTTATGTTTTAAATACCACTGGTTCTTTTCAAGCTCCTACAGAGCTTGTAAAAGGTTTAGAGATTAGGTTTAGAACTGCAAACCCAAATAGCGGAGCATCTACTGTTAATGTAGCAGGGTTGGGAGCTGTAAATATAAAATTAGGAGATGGAACTTCTGATATTCCAAGTGGATTTATTACTAGCGGATCAGATGTTAAATTAAGATATGACGCTTTAAATACTGCTTTTATTCCTAGTAATGAAATAACACAAGCAACAACCTCAACAAGTGGTCAGTCTATATTATCAAATCCAGTAACAGTTGTAAATGGTACAGATAACGAACATGATTTAGATTTTAGCGAAGGCAATTTTGAGTTTAGCGACGGAAGCGGACAAGCTACAATAACAGCAATGACCAAAAGGTTTGATGCTCCTTGGGTTGCAGGAACTGGTAATGGTGGATTAGATACAGGCTCTTTAGCGTCAGACACTGCTTATTATGTTTATGAAATATACAACCCTACAACTGGTATTAGTGATTTTATAGGAACTACAACTTTTGATTCTCCAACTTTACCAAGCGGCTTTACTAAGAGAAGTAAAAATATAGTAGTTGATTTTGTTACAGACGGTAGCGGAAACATTAGAAACGGTAGATATATTTTTAATGATGGTGGTTATTTTTTTTACCTGCCTACTAATGGGGTATTAACAGTAAGTGCAGATGGAGTTTTTACTTTAGCTGAAAAAACAATAAACTTGCCTATTCCTAATAATATATTTCCTAAACTTTCTATTTTTATTCAAAG